CGCAAGACCAGAAAGAGCAATTATAGCGATTCGCATACCTCTTGGCATTAAATCAAATATATGAATAAATCCATTAAATACGTCTTTTAGAAACCTACCTGTATTTATTGCTAACATTACAATGGAAGATAAAATCTTGGCGACTGTGTTTGTCCATTCTGGCATTCGTTGTACAATAGATAAGTTAAATCCCTGCAAAGCCATTTTAGCTTTCTCTAACGGTACTGATAAATATTTGATTAAATAATAACTAATCCATTCTGCAGCATAACTTATCTCAAGTTTTAATTTTTTAAATTCAAACATAATGCTACGAATATACTTTAATTGATCGCCGGCATCACCTGGTGTTTTTATTGTATTACCCAAATTCAGCAATTCAAAATATTGTTGTCGCAATTCGGGAATCCAAGCAATATCTTCTACACTTTCTCCCATCGCTTTTAATGTTACTTGCAAGTCTTTTGCTGAATCTTTAGTCATCCACATACTTAATGCAAATTTTTGATAACCCATGTCAGCATCGGCAGTACTTTTTATCAAAGATCCTGTAGCTGCTGCAATTGTAGTTAATGCGGTTACAACTTCCGTTCCAGCTATAACAAATTTTTTGGCTTCTTCTGCGGCACCTGAAAATTGCTTAGCAACTTGCGTTGCGGTGGAAGATACTGTTTTATCTAAATCTTTTAAAGTTGAGTTTACTTTGTTAAATTCTTGGTCGTTAACACTAAATCCAAGACCAACCAAATAACTACGAATTGTTTCAAGCACTATAAAACACCCCCTAACGATGTCGCCACGGCGTTTTTAATTTGATCTGCAGTAACATTATTTCCGGTAAAGCTAAAGTCGTAGGAACCAAGATTTCGTGTTGTTTGAGATGCACTTTGTGTTGGCTGTGCAGTATAATTGCTTCCTATGTCTGGTACAATAGCATGTCCTGCGGATGGTTGTAAATGCATATGATAACCAGTTCCCATATCATGGTAAATAATATCTGATTCGGTATTAAACCCCAACTCGCCGGCCTTGTCAAATATAGCTTTCCGTTCATCGTCTGAAAAATTACTAACATCAATATCGACTGCTTCTCCTGTCAAATGGTAACTTCCCTCTGCTCCATTTACAGAGGAATTATTTTCAGGGGATCTCCAACCACCTGTAACAATTAATTCTTTGCCAAAATTAGAAACCGAGAAGTCATTTAATTCTTTTACTTTATCAACAATATATTGCTGTGTATGCGAAAGATCGTAATCTTCCACTCCACCTTCTATTTCAAGACCAGATTTACCATTAGAACCTGTATTGGTTGAATATGTTCTACCGTTTATTCCTGCAATATATTTTGTTATTGCCATTCCTGCTAATATTGCTTCTCTACTGCCACCTGCCACGTCTCCTGTAGCAAACAAAAGCAAAGAAGATATAATATGCGCACCTGCTTCTGTTAACACCAAAGCATTTTTAATAATAGCGGCTAGGTTGTCTGCAAAAAACGAAAGAAATAATTTGAAAAAATTTGTCTCTATTGCTTTTCTCATCTTAATAATTATATTTTTTACATTTGCAGATATTTTATTTAAAGAAAATGAAGCGGCTTCCATGGTTTTTTTAAACTGTTCAAATACCCCATATTTAGTTAAAGATATAAGCATTTCCATAATTAATGTACTTAATATATTTTTAAATGCTTTTATTTCTTCTTTTAATGCTTTACTATCATTAATTAACGCATTACCTAAATTCTCATATGTTTGAGATTGTTCAAACGTTTTCCACATTTTTTTAGTATATTCAGTACATTCATTTATTTTATTTTTCAAATCGTTCCAATAATTTACTATATTACGCCAGAATATTTCAAATACATTTCTTTCCTTATCTGAATAGGAGTTAAATTGTGACAGTTTTTCTAGTAATGATCCCCATACTATAGTTAATGTAGATAGTGATTTTCTTCCATCAACATAGGCATAAAAATCGTCTATCAATAAAACCAACGATATTATTGTTGCAAATATAGGATTAAATTTAAAAGATAATCCTATTCCTGTAATTAATATTCCTAATATTCTCATTGATTTGGGGAATATATTGAAGAAAGTTTCCATTCCTCTACCCAAAGCCATAACAAACCTTGATAGGTTTGTTCCTACTATTATAATTGTGGAAAGTATATTAGCAATTGTATTTGTCCACTCTGGCATTGTTTGCATTAATTTATCATTATAATCTTTCAATTCTTGCTTGGCTTTTCCTATTGGTTCCGATAAATATTTAATGAGGTAATAACTAATCCACTCGGCGGCGTAACTTATCTCCACCCTAAGCTTTTTAAATTCTAATTCGATACTTCTTATATATTTTAATTGGCTTTCTGCATCACCTGGCGTTTGCATTGTATTACCCAAATTTAACAATTCAAAATATTGCTGTCGCAATTCGGGAATCCAAGCAATATCTTCTACACTTTCTCCCATCGCTTTTGTAACTGTCTGTAATCTTTTGGCTGATTGATTATCCATCCATGTATCAAGAGCAAATTTTTTATATTGCATGCTAGCATCGGCAGTATCTTTTATCAATTTACCAGTTGCAATGACTGTAGCAATAAATCCTGTGGCTATTAAGGAGTTAATTGTTATAAATGGCAATTTGAATGAAGTCGTTATTTTTTTTATTTTTTCCATGGATTTCATTAGGCTTGCTAATTCAGTTTCGTTAATATCAACACCAAAGCTTATTAGATAATCTTTTAAATCCATGACAAACACCTCATAAAATAGTTTCTAATGATGATATAGCCGAGCTTGCGGTACTACCCAACAATCCACCAAGACTAGAATTATCTGTTATTGCCGATACTGTCGTTGGTGTAATATCGGCGAAATAAATTATCCAATTTATCTGTTGTCCTTGTGCTGTAAATATTATGTCTGGTACTTTAAGCAAACTTCCACCAGTACAACTAAATGAAGTACTGGCATTATTATCGTTTATTGACATATTTATCTCGCCAAACAATAATGGATCGGAATCCTTTTTCATCAAATACGAAGATAATTGCAATAGCCATTTATGCAAAGATGATGTTTGTTGTATCGCCATTGTGACAATACCATTATTACCATCTATTTTCATAATAAAAACACTACCGTCACACGATATTTCGTGTGATACTCGTTCCGTTATCATCGATATTCCAAGTGATCCAACCCCTGTATTTTTTGTTGTAATGGAACCGCAAGAAGGGTGAGAAATAGACGATGTTATATTTTCAAAACCATACGTGGTTACTTTGGATCCAACCACGCCAAATATTTTAAGTACACTGTAAATATCGCTTACAATTGTTGAAAATCCCATTTATCTCATCCCCTTCAGCAATTCTGCGGCCGCTTCTGCTCTTGCTTTATTCTCTATTTTTACGGATTGTATTTCATGCCAGTCTAGCAAATCATCAAGACTATATGTTCCGTCCCATATTTCATGTTGTTGCCAACTGCCTTGAATAAAAGGAGCATAGGCGTATTCGTTTATATTTTCGCATTGAATAGCTTGGTATCCGCAAGACTGCTCTGCAAGTCCTTCAATGCGCTTCCGTCGAAAAAACCCTGCACATTAAACATAATCGCATTGATTGCCAATGCCATTACGGTTCCCATATCATTTTCAATCCCAATAACTCCCCATGTACCATCTTTACGCTTTACCGGTGCAGGACCAGCAGGAAGTAACTCATAGCAAACACTCAAACATTTAATAATTAAAGATTTGAATTCGCCTTCACCCATAATTGCTCTGCCTTCTGGTAGTTTTGACATTCCTGCAATTTTTTTGTCTAATCCCCCTGGTAACATTTGGCTCATAATCTGATATGCTAAGTAGCACCCTGTTAGTGCATCAAATTTCTTTACACGCCACTTTCTTTCGGCGATTGTTACGTCTTTAAAATCTTCATGTACCATTTAAATTCCTCCTAAAAAATAAGGTGGTTTTACCCACCTTTATTTTATGCGTTTTGTGTGGCAATATCTGCCGCCATTAGTACCCAGCTACATCTTTGCCCCTGTGCTTGATATGGTTGATCACCAATCTTTTGAGGACTAACGCCCGTTAAAACGTGCGACCTGTTCATTGTAGACGATCGTATTGTTATTGTCGTATCCGCCCAGCTTGACGTACTAGCCGATACCAAGTAGTTAAACCACGAAATTAACCATGCTTGAAGTGCTGATGTTTGCTGACATTGAATAGTACACGTTCCCGTATTATTATTTATTTTACTAACCATTACCGCACCGTCGGCGGCTACATCGTGAGCACTACGTTCTGCCGCATAAGCTATTGTCATTTCGCCAATACCTTTACCGGTAAACCCATAAGAGCCAACAGACGGTTCAGAAATAGTTCCAGTTAAATCTGAAAAACTATAAGTAGAGACTGACATGTTTACTCCCCCTATCTGTTAACGTCTACAGTAATAACGACATATTCTATAGCACCTGCAAGTTTTACTGCGATGTAAATGTTTGGTGATTTTCTTGCTTCTCTATCTGCTTGAGACTGACTTGCTACTGTATCTGCTTGGATTAAGTATCCTTTTGTCAACACGTCACCAGTTGATAAATTACCAACAGCTGCAGCATTCCAAATACCGGGTGCAATAAATCCGATAGTAACATTGCTTTCGCATACAACATTAAGTGCATGTACGATTTGATTTACACCGTCATCTGTCTGCGGAATTTTTCTATTGGCATACAGTAAATCCATAACAGTTAATTGAATGTCATTTTGCAGTTTGTCTAAATTAATCAACTCATCAAAAGAAGTCCCGTTTGCCATATGTCCTTGTTCAAACAAATTATAAGAACTACCCCGATTAATATACACATTACCGTTTGCATCTTTTATACTAGCAACCTGCGTAGTGGTTAACGCTTCGGTTGTTACCCCAACCTCTTCTTTATACGCTAACGTATATGTTGAATTGGCAGTACCATCATTGGCGCCCATTGCATAGCCCATAATAGCTACTGCTGACGGAATATACGTAGTAGTACCTGCAGTATCAACCGCTCCGTTCGCTGTGCC